TGCCACACGGGGATGCGGTGGTAGCTGGAGCCGTTGAGCGGCAGGTTCTCGTAGCGGATGAACTCGAAGCCCAGGAAGCGGTCGATCTTGCCTTCCTTCAGCGCCATCAGCTCGCCGGCGAAGTCGCGGCTGGTGGCCTCCGTGGTGGACAGCAGCTCGCCCCATTGCTTCTTCGTCACGGCGCAGAACGCTTCCGGCAGGTTCTGGTCGTCCATCTCGTCCACCGCCTCGTAGCCGAACAGCAGCGTGCGCGCCGCGATCAGCTTGGAGATGGTCATTCCGGCGTTGCCTAACCCCGCGCCATAGGTCCAGTCGTTCACCGCCACCTGGTTGGCGGTGGGAAAGGTCACGCTGGTGCTGCCGTCCTCGCCCGTGCTGGCGCTGGCGAAGAACGCGGCGGCGACCGCGGCATCCTTGGCGCGGTTCATGGCCGCCACGCCGGCCATCACGTAGTTGCTGGTGGGATCGACCAGCATGCGCACCTTGTCGGGCTGGTCGATCAGGTCGGCCCACTGGTAGGTGTCCAGGTTGATCCAGCGCCGGCGATGCGGCAGCGGGGTGTAGGGCGTGCGGCCGTGGCGCTCGGTCTTCTTCACGGCCTCGCTCTGGCCGATCTGGTCCACGCTGGCGCGCTTGCCGGTGATGGGCACGACGGTGACGGCGCGTTCAAAGCGGCTGGGCCGCTGCTGGGCCAGCATCATGAAGTTGCTGGCATACTGCTGAACGAAGCTGGTGGTGATTTCGAGTGACATGCTGGGGAACCCCCGATCATGCGTTGAGCACAATCGGCTAAGCTCCCCGGCAATTTCGTGCTGGCTGGTGGGGGCGGTCAGACGGACGCTTGCGCGCTCCCCGCCGATTTCGGCCCGTCAACGCCGCAGGTCAGCCGGACCCGCGCCTTGCCCCCTTTTCAGCGGGGCCTTCTCTGGCCGGGCCGGCCGGACGCCCCACGGTTCAAGGTGGCGCGCTCCCCGGCTCCCGGCTGGTGAGTGCAATCGTTGCCACACTAGCCGGTCTGCACGCAAGGGGATTGTTTGCGCCTCGCGCCCTACGGGCTGCCGGCGACTATGCCGCCTTGTTCGGGTGCGCCCAGGCGTGCAGCTGGGTCCAGCGCTCCATGTGCTTGGCGCGGTTGGGGTGCCGGGGGTTCATGAATTCCTTGGTGAACTCGGCATCGCCCTGCAGGCGCTGGATTTCCGCCTGCGCCTCCGCCGGGGTCAGCACGCGGTTGCCGGGGGTGCCGCCGGTGCCGCTGCCGCCGCGCAGGTCGCCGGGCTCGGCCAGGCGCTTGCCGACTTCGGCGAAGGCCTTCACCAGCTTGGGGTGCGCGCCCATCATGGAACCGTCTGGCATGCGGGTGTTGGCCAACAGCTCGGCCAGCTCCCTGCCGCCGATTTCGATCACGGCGCGGTTGGCGGCGTGCAAGGTGTCGTCGTAGGCATCGCCCCATTCGGCCTTCAGGTCGCGCGCCACGGCAGCGGCAACTTCCACCGCGCGGGCGTCCTGCTGCTCGCGCGCCTGCGTCACCTGGGTGCCATAGAGCTCCATGACGCCGGCGGCCTGCTTCGCGGACAAGCCCAGCTTGTGGAAGGCCTCGCGGGCGGCCGGTTCCACGCCTTCCAGCATGCCTTCGGGCAGGCCGCTGAACTGGTAGCCGTCCGGCTTTTCCGGGCGGCCCAGCTGGGCGTAGATATCGCCCCATTCCGGCGCGGCCTCGTCGGCCGGCAGGCGCAGCACCTTGCCCTTGTCCAGGCCCACCATGCGCGCGGCGTTGTCGTAGCTCTTGGCCAAGACCTCGATGGTGGGAATGTCCTTGAACGCCGGGTTGGCGCGGTAGGCCTCGGGCAGCCAGTCGCGCGGGTCGGCGCCACCAGGCGGCGCTGCGGCGCCGCCGGCATTGTCTGCGTCTCGCGCGCCCGCGGCGCTGCCGGCGTCGGTAGGCGGGGCGCCCGCGTTCAGCAGGCTGGTGGGGGCGGCCGGCGGCGCAGCTCCGCCGGCGTTGGGGTCAGCACCGTTCATGCCATAGCTCCTTGCAGCGCCTTCCGTGCCACCGCTTCGCCGGCTGTGGTCAGCCACCACCAGGAGCTTTCCGGGGTGTTTCCGCTGCCGCGTTCGTCACGGCTGCCGGCGCCATTGACCCATCCGTTGTAGTAGAACTCTTGCATCTTGTTGGCGCTCGTTTTCAGGGCGGCGCGGTTCAGCATGTTGCAGCCGCCGCACGGCTGCACCGCATCAAGCAACGCCTGCAGGATCTGCCTTTCGCGTTGGGTGTAGCGTTCGTAGCCCTCGTTTGGGACATGCGACATGCCCCAATTTCGCGCCTTTCTTGGAACGAAATTGTCAGTTTCCGGCATCGTCTAATCCTCCTTGGCAGTCTCGGGGGTCTGTGTCTGCGCCTCGCGCGCCTCCGGCGCTGCTGGCGAAGGCGCATCGGCTGGCTTGGGCGCCGCCTTGCGCTTGGGGCGGGCGGCCTCGGCGGCGTCCAGCACGCGCTGGGCCAGCTGCTCATTGCTGATGGCGCGGTCGAAACGGTCGTACGCCAGCACGGTGGCGACGTTCTGCACGATGGACATGGCTACTCCTTGGGGTCGGACGGAAGCAGGCTTTCGGTGTCGCCAGACAGGATCATGGCGTTCACCTGGCCGGGGTCGGCGTTCAGCATTTCCACGATTTCCAGCGCGAGCTGGCGCCGGCCCTCGTCGTAGTAGGTTTGCAACGGGTCGGTGGTGCTGAGGCGCTGCATGACCTTGCCGCGGCGCAGCAGGTCGGCCAGCACTTCCTGGCCGTCGCGGGTGGCGAAGGTGCGGCGATAGGCCAGGGCCAGCGCCTGGCGCTCACGCCGCAGGCGGGCTTCCTCGGCCTCTAGCGGCTCGGGCTGGCGATCGCGGCGGCGGAACCAGAGGCGGGCCATTATCGGCGTGCCGTTCTGCTGCGGAGCCACCAGCGGTGCACTGTCTTCGCCGGGGTAGCGCGGCCTTTGATCGCGATGACACAGGCCAGCGCTCCGGTGCAGTGGTCAAGCGCACCGCGCAGCCCGTTGCACCAGGCGCACATGGGTCGAAGGTTATGCGGCTCGGTGGCGCCGCCGCGCTCGCGCGGCAGGATATGATCCACGGTGAGTAAGGTGGAAGCACGCTCGGGCGGGGGTGGCGTATGGCTCCACATTTCCACGTCGCAACTTGGGCAGCGCATCGGCAGGCCATCCGCCGCCCTCAGGAAGTGGCGGCGGGCCTTGGTCTGGGTTGTCACCATCAGTCCACCAGCCCCCCGAACCTGTCGCTGCCATCCAGCACGTGATCCAGCGGCACCAGCACGCAGCGGCTGAGCACGCCGCCGAACCGCATTTCCTTGCTGCGCAGCGCATCCGGCGCGGTTTCCAGCGCCGCCTTCCAGCCGCCGCTGGTGCCGCTGGCCGCCGCGTAGTGGCTGCCGCGGAACACGCTGCTGTTCAGCGCCTGGTGGCCGTTGGCCACGGCGAGCCAGCCGATCGCGCGCCCGCCGTTGTTGGTGGCGGGCGGGTAGGTGGCGGGGTCGGTCTTGTGGCGGCGCAGCGGCAGCACCGTCTGCTGCTTCTGGCCTTCCTCGGGCTCGGGATACTGCAGCACCACGCGCAGGCCGTATTGCGCCAGCAGGCGGCAGGCATCGGCGCGCTGGTCGGCCAGGGCCTCTCGCACCGCGCCGGTCTCGGGGTCGGTCCAGACCGGGGCGAAGGCGGCGGTGGCGATCAGGTGGCCGATGTTCTCCTGCCCGCCGCGGCGGCCCTGCACGTTGGTGCTGGTGATCCGTTCAAGGCAGCGCTGCCATTCCATCAGTTCTTCGGCGCGGTCGCTGGCGGTGCCCTCGGCCAGCTTCATGGCGAGGTCCTGCAGCTCGTCGGCGGTGGCGGGCTCGTCGTGCAGCGCGATATCGGCGGCGGCCAGCAAAATGCCGAACTGCTCGGGGGCGCGGTCGCGCAGGCCAGCTTCCTTCAGCGCGTGCTGCCAGCGCGGCAGCTCGTCGTTGAAGCGGTGCCAGCCGTCCATCATGCGGCGGAACAGGCGGCGGCCCAGCAGGGCCAACTCGCTGGGCTTCAACACCAGCGGCGGGGTGGCGGGATCCAGCGGCTTCAGGTTCAGCAGCATCAGGCGGCTGAGATCCTGCGCCTTCAGCGCCGGGCGCAGGATGGAGTTCATCAGCCCCATGAAGCGCACGGTGAAGGTGGCGCTGCCGTGGTCGGCGGTGCCGCGCAGCATCATGCTGCCGGTGCTGGCGGCGCGCAGCAGCTGCACCAGGGATTTCACGCGCTCGGGCGTTTCCTCCGCCTCCGCGTCATCGAACAGCACCGGCAGGCAATTGTGCTGCAGCACCGCGCGCACGCCGGCGGCGGTGGCATCGCCGGTGCGCACGCAGCCGGCGGGTTCGTGCAGCAGCATGCCCATGGCGCGGAACAGGGAGGATTTGCCGGCGGCGCGCGGGCCCGTCACCCAGCCGTGCGGGCGCCAATCGAGCGCGCCGGCGTAGAAGCTGGCGACGATCCAGCCCAGCATCAGCCGCTTGTCCAGCTCCGGCCGTTCCCAATTCCAGCGGCCCAGCAGGTCGAACAGCTCGCCGGCCGGGCCGCCGGCGCCGCCGCCCTGGTATTGCTCGGCCGGGCGCGGGCGCGGGGCGGCGGTGGGATACACGAAATCGCCGATGCGGCCGGGCTTCATGGCGGTGTGGCCCACCAGGATCACGTCGCCGAAATGCTGCACCAGGTCATCATCGGCGCCGCGATGGGTGCCGGTGCCGCGCACGCGGCCCAGGGGGTTGAACACGCCTTCCGCGGCGCAGGCGTTCATCAGGTCGCGCGCCACGGCATCGGGCTTGAAGTCCACCACGATTTCGGCATCGCCGCGGGCCTTGATGGTCTTGGCCCATTCCGGCTTTTTCTCCGCGGCCTTCAGCAGCCACTCGCCCCGCGGGGCGAACAGGCCATGCAGGGTGAGCTTGGAGAGCTTCGCCTGCGGCACGGCGCGCACCTGGCCTACCACGTCCAGGAAGAACAGCGTGCCATCGTTGGTGCCCAGGGCCGTCACGGGGCAATCGTCGGGCACGAAATCCTCGCCACCGCGGCGCGGGCGGCGCGGCTCGGCCTCCTGCAGGCGGGTGCGCAGGGGCGAGACGTTGGAGGCTGGGGTTTCGCTCATCCGGCGTTCCTCGCGTGCTGGGTCGCTTGGGCGGATGCGCCGGCAGCGGAGCGCGAGGCGCCACTGAGGGTCGCCATGCGCCAGTCGTTGAAGTCCTTGAAACCCTCGGGCGGGCGGGCCTCGCGCACGTCGCGGCCTTCGCGCGTGTAGCGTTCCACGGCCGCTTCCACGGCGTGCGCGCTGGCGGGGTTCTCGCCGTCGCGGTCCAGGCACAGCACCACGGTGCCGATGCTGGCCGGCAGGTCCAGGTTGCCCAGGTTGCCCACGTTGATGGCCGCCAGCACGCGCCAGCCCGGCATTTCGGTGGCGATGGTCAACCCGTCCTCGATGCCTTCGCAGATGGCCACCACATCGCCTTCGGGTGCCTTGGCCAGCGGCAGGCCGGACGCGCCGCGCGCCAGCGGGATGTAGCCGCCCTGCTGCCGGCCCAGCACCTTCTTGGCCTTCGTGATGGGCGCCTTGCGCCACACGCCGGATGCATCCCGCTCAATCCAGGTGCGGTGCACGCCGATCATGTCGGCGCCGCGCATGATGCACGCCACCATGGCGGGGGCGACACGGTTGCGCTCGGGGCACAGGCATTCGGGGTCGTAGCGCAGCGCGCTGGGCAGGTGGGCGAGGTCGGCACGGCGGATGCCGCGGCCGGCCAGGTAGTGCTCCACCGGCGAGGTCGGCCAGGGCAGGGCGTTCAGGAAGATCTTGTGCGCCAGCTTGGAGCGCTGCGCCTGCACGTGCTGGGGGTCCACGCGCGGGCGCGGCGGGGGCGGCGCCACTTCGCGCACGCGCTCGTCGGACAGGCCCAGCCAGGTGCGGGCCCAGCGCAGCGCTTCCGGCACGTCGCCGCCGGTGCGGGTGGCGGCGATCAGGTCCAGCGCATCGCCCTTGTCGCGGCCCAGCACGCCGCCGCCGGCCGCGCCCTGGAAGTTCATCCACACGCCTTGCTTGCCGCCGCTGAGGCAGACCGACACGCCATGGCCGGGCGAGCCCTGCAGGTCGCCGGCCACCCATTCGCGGCCTTCCATCTTGCCGCCCGGCAGCAGGTCACGCGCCAGCTGGTCGATGCGCGCGGTGAGCATGCCCTTGATCTGGTCGAGCGTGTAGAGGTGCTGGCGGGTCATAGGGACAAAAGGTTCCGCTGCGCCGGCTCGCGCTTCGGCCTTGGTGGTTGCGGCGCGAAATCTGGCGTGAAGAAACCGAGCTGGCCGCGGCACGGCCGGAACGGCAGCGGGCGAGCGTTGCGGATGACAAAGCCGAACGGCCCGAAGAACCAAGGCGATGGGCTGCTGGTGACGCAATCGACAATTTCCGCAATGCCGATGATGCCGCCTGTGTCGAAAGTATCCGGCTGCTGAATGTCGGGCCAATCCCAAAGCAGCGAGGGGCCTTCGTCCAGATAATCAGGATCGAAGCGTTTTCCTGCATGGATCAGCACTTCACCACGGTAGAACGTGGACCATCCCCTGTTCTCGATATCCTTGTGCCCGGCTGCAATCAGCCAAGCCCATGGTTGCATGATGCTTAGAGCTTTCACGCCGGCTGGCCTCCGCCCTGGATGCCGGCCAGGGTGGCCAGGGCGGCGGCGCCGTCCTTTGCCGCACCGGCGCCGGATTTCAGCAGCTCCGCCTGCGCCAGCTGCTGCTGCTGCTGCGCCTCGGCGTTGGCCTTCTCCGCCAGTTCCTCCGGCGTGCGCAGCAGGGCCACGGGAAGGCCGGTGCGGTCGGCCAGGAAATCGGCCGTGCGCGCCGGGTGGATCACGTTGGCCGTGGTGGGGTCGATCTGCATCAGCGGCTGCATGGCGGCGAAGAACCGCATCACGGTTTCCGCGTCGGCCTGGCGCTGGGCGCGGCTGAGCGGGCCCAGGTATTCCACCCACCAGCCGCCGCCCCGCTGCAGGGCGGCCGGCAGCGGCGGGAAAAAGCCGTTGCGCAGCAGGATCGCGAAGGTGCGGGCCAGCAGCGGCGCCAGCAGCTCCGCCTCCTGCCGTTCCGTCATCGGGCCCAGCAGGCGCAGCAGCTCGTCGCGGCGCTGCAGCACTTCGGTGGCCGTCATGTTGGGCTGCTGCGGCAGGCGCAGCCAGGTGACGTAGAAGATGGCGCTGATGCGCTCCTGCACCTGCTCAATCTTCTTCTCGGCGAGGTCCGGCCGCGCGCCGGTCTGGATCGGGCCGATGCGGTCCACGTGCCGCGTGTCGCCGCGCAGGTAGTTGAACGCCCCGGGGTTGAAGTTGGGCGCGTTCAGAAAGCCGTCATCCGGCAGCATCAGCGGCGGGTCCACCACCTTGGCCAGGCCGCGCAGGTTGAGGCGCTCGATCTCGTTCAGCATCTTCACGTCGGCCAGCGCGTTCACGCCGGGGCCGGCGCCGTAGGTTTCGCCGCTGCGCAGGGTCCAGCGGCCCACGGCGAAGGGGAATTCCTGGTAGCGGCCGTGCTCGAGGTACTGCTGCTGGTGGCACCACATCGTATCGAAGCCGCCTCGCGCTGCGCTGCCGGCGGGTTGCGTGGCATGGGTGATGGTCACGGGCTCGTCGGGGTGGCTGTTGCCCTTGCGGCGCAGCTGCTCGGGCGTGGTATCGGGCCAGAGGCGCAGCACTTCGCGCAGCGGCAGCTGGTATTCGCGATACAGGGTATCCACCTGGCGGTCGGCGTTCTCGGCGAAGTAGCATTCCGCCAGCGGGATGGACTGGAAGCGCGCGCCGCGGCGGCCCTTGTCGGCAATGAAGATCACGCCGGCGCCGGGGCCGGAGAGTTCCAGGAAGGTTTCGTGCAGCGCCACGCCGGCGCCGGTGGCAGCGCTCTTGATGTGCGCATCCATGATATCGGTGGCGGCCTCGAACCAGGCGACGGTGGCGCGGTCGCGCGCCAGCTCGGGCGCCGGCTGCAGCTTGAACCAACGCAGCGCCGGCGAGGTCAGCATGCCGTGCAGCCCGCCGGCGAGCTGTTCCAGCGCCAGCACCGGGTGGGTGTTGAAGATCTTGCCGCCGCGCTTCTGCCCGGGCGTGGGCGTGGTGGTGTAGGCGCGGCTGGGGATCATGTAGTCCGCGATTTCCTGCCACACGCTATCGTGGTTGGAGCGCTTGGCCTTCAGCTCCTGCAGGCGCTGATGCGCGGCCTTGGGGTCAATGGCCATGGGCGGCCTCCGGCGCTGCAATGAACATGTCCGCCTGTCGCTGCGCCTGCTCAATGCGCTTGCAGGCCAGGTCGAAGAACCGCGGTTCCACCTCGATGCCGATGAAGCGCCGGCCGGCGCGCACACAGCCCACGCCGGTGGTGCCACTGCCCATGAAGGGGTCGAGCACCACCTCGCCCGCGTCGGTGGCTCGATCCACCAGCCAGTCGAAATGCACCTGCGCGCGCGACATGGGGTGTCCGTTGGCGGGGCGCTGCTGAGGCTGTGCCGCGGGCGCGCGGCCGGGCACCAAATGGCGTCCAGGGCCGGATTTGGTGGGTGCGCCGAACCAATAGGCCAGCTCGTCGCCTCCGAGCACGCGGCCAAGATAGGCCGGCATGACGTAGGGGAGCAGGATGGAGCGGAAGAATGGGTGCCAGCGGTAGGCCGCAAGAAAACGAGGATCGCTGTCGCAGCGCATCACGATGACAGCGCGCTGGTGCACCGGGAGGCGCATGCAGGCGGTTTCGAAGAGCCCATGCGGGTTGTCGCTGCCCGCGACCGAATTCGGCGGACAGTTGGGCCAAACGGGATCGGTAACGATCACGTCGGCTTTCAGCTCCTGCATGACCTCGCGACAATCGGCGAGGATCAGCGTTGCCGCGCCAAGCTGTTCCATGCGCATCAGGTGTGCGCCTTCCCGATCTGGTGCTGCAGCACGGCCTCGCGGTTCGCCCGGATGGCGGCAATGGCCACTTCGCGCGCGGCCTCGTCGGTGAGGCGCGCCACCTGCATCGTTTCCAATGCGGCGGCGATCGCGCGAGCGGTTGGCTCAATCATGTAGGCCGGCGGTTCCCAGCTCATGCTTCTGGCTCGCCGGTGGTGGCCAGCACGCGCAAGGTGCCGTGCTCGTCATCGTCAAGGACTTGCGTTTGCGCCGGCGCGGGCTGGCGCTTCTTCAGCTGTTCCAGCTCGCGCTGGCGGCGGATGGCGGCGTTCTCCTGGTAGCTCTGGGCCATGCACGCCGCGGCCAGCAGGGCGCAGAGGTCGCTCTTGCCGGTGCTGCCCACGCGCACGTTGCCCAGCGCATCGCAGTAGGGATCGCGGCCAGGGCTGGCGTCCAGGATGTAGCCCCAGCCCTGCGGCAGCACGCTGCGGGCGGCGGCGAAGTCCTGCATGTAGCGGGTGCGCGGGTTGGCGTTCAGCTTCTGCGCCACCGCTTCCTGCAGGGTGATGCTGGGGGCCTCGGCCTGGGCGATGGCCAGGCCCAGCTCATGCCAGGTGATGCTCATTCGGACACTCCCAACAGGGTGCGGCGCTGGTCGGGCGCGGCGGTGTAGCTGCCGGGCGGGCCCAGCAGCGTGGCGGAACGGCCCCGCAGGCCGGCGATGCGCGCGCGCTCGCCCGCCATGGTGGCGGCGACGTCGTCGCGCACCGGGGCCGGCGGCGGGATGATCGGGGCTTGCGGGGGCGGCGCCTTGGGCCCGCCGCCGAACAGGGCGGTCATCAGAGGGCGCCCGCGCCGGCAGCGGCAAAGCCGCGCGAGGCGCAAGACAGGGATTGCGCACCCATGGCCTATTCCTCGCGGGTGATGGTGATGGTGGGGCCGGCCACTTCGCTGGTGACGGTGGCGGGAATGACGGTCAGCGAACCGGCCGCGCTGGCGGTGACATTGAAGCGCCGGCTGTTCTTGGCGCTGCCCCGGATCTGGATGGCGCAGCCCACCGGGAACAGCGCCAGGCCGTTGCCGCTGTCGGCGATGGTGCCGGGGTTGGTGAAGCTTATGCCGGTTCCGGTCACGACGCCGCCGGCGCCATCCTTGCGCTGGAATTTGCCCTGCGGCCGGCGGGTGCCGTTGATGCTGGCGGAACGGTCGTTGCGCTGGCTCTTGCGGGTGGACATGAGGGTGCTCCTGCGCCTGCCGGCGCGCTAGTTCGCGAAAAAGTCGGTGAGGAACAGCGGCTGGCGGATGAAGCGCATGTGCTGCAGGCTCACGCGCATCTCCATGTGCGTGGCCCAGGCGGGCGGGCGGCCGTTGCCGTAGCGCTCGGCCATCGGGTCGGCCGGCGCATAGGCGCCGGTGTACCAGCTCGCCATCTGCTGGCGCGTCCAGCCGGCCATCGCGGCGAAGGGCACGTTGAAATCCACCTCGCCGGTGAAGGCCTCCTGTCCGACCATGGGCCGGCCGGCGCCGTCGAACCCGATCAGGGCTGTCCAGAACCGCCGGTTGAACACGCGCACGTTGGTTTGGCTGTAGGTGAGCGTGACGCCGGCGCCGCCGCCGGTGGCGGTGCTGGTGGCCGCGGCGCCGGCCTGCACGGTGTAGGTGGTGCCGCCGGTGCGGCTCACGATGGTGCGGGTGCCGTTGATGCTGCCGGCGGCGATGCCGCCCACGCCAGCGGCGCCGGCAATGGTCACGGTCCAGTCGGTTTGCGGCCCCTCGCCTCCGGTGAACTGGCGGGCGGCATCGGTGATGGTGATGAGGTCGCTGCCTTCCTCGGTGGTGATGCTGCCGGCCACCACGAAGGGCCCGTAGGACAGCGGCGCCACCGTGCTGCGCTGGCTCCACCAGAATTCATCGTAGCTGGGGCAGTTGGGCGTGATCGGGTAGAACACGCTGAAGTCCACCGCGCCGGTGCCGCCGGCCGTGGCGGTGATCTGGATGCTGCCGGCGCCGGCGCTGTGGCCCACGCCCGTATCGGCCACGGCGCTGCCGAAGCCGGGCGAATTCAGCCGCGCCATAGGCATGCCGTCGGTGTAGAGCCCGCACATCAGGCCGATCAGGTCGGGCGGTTCGTAGCGGCTCATGTCGTCGGCCGTCACGGGGCCGCTGATGCGGCCGGCGCCGCCGAACTTGTCCATCTGGAAGTTGCGCAGCAGCATCCCGGGCATCAGCGCATTGCCCGGCCCCAGGTGGCCGCGGGGGAACAGGATGCGCCCGGCCCCGGTGGCCAGGTCGCCGCTGGCGGTGGCCAGGTTGTAGCAGAACGGCGGCAGCTCGATCAGGCTGGTGCTGTCCTGCACCTCGATCAGGTGCTGGGCGGCGGCCGGGTCCACGCCGGCCAGCAGGATGGATTGCGTGGCGATGGAAACCCGGGCCTCGCCGCGCACCTGGAACGCCACATCGCTGCTGGGGGGGTGGAATTCCATGTGCTCGCCGCTGAAGGTCAGCACCGCACCGCGGTCGGCCTCCACGATCTTGTCGTTGTAGTCCAGGCTGATGCCGCTGCAGCTGAATTGGCCGCCGCCGTTCAGGTCGAAGCAGAGGCCGCCGTTGTAGATGATGTGCCGGTGGATGCGGATATTCTCGCCGGCATTGCGCGAGTTGGGCAGGAACTGGAAGGCGGGATCGCACTCGCCGGTGCGCCCGCCGACGATTTCGTTCAGATACGCCTGGTCGCTGAACACGCGCCCGCCGGTGAAGCCCACCACGTCGAGCCTTTCCGTGTTCAGCCGCGCATCGCCGGCGGTGAAGCTCTTGTTCAGGATCCCGCGCACGCCGGAGGCGCGGCCGGGCCCCCGGATCAGCCCGTTGCGCCACACGCAGCTGTCCACTTCCGGCAGGCCGTAATTGGTGCCATCGGCCCACAAGGCGGCGTTGATGGCATAGGGGGTGATGGTGACGTTCTGCACCGTCCAGTTGGCGTTGTAGGCCCAAAAGGACAGCCAGGTGTCGAAGCTCTCGCCGTCCGGCACTTCGAAGTCGAAGCCCAGCCGTTCGCTGTCGAAGGTGTATTTCGCCGCGCCGCCGGCCAGGGGATGATCCCAGGCATAGCCGCCATCGTTCACGTGGTTGGGGGTGAAGCCCAGGCTGATCTGGCGGCCGCCCAGCCGGCCGGCGCTGGCGCCCTCGCTGCCGGCGAAGGTGGCGGCCACGGTCCATTTGCCTTGGGGCAGCACCAGGTGCTGGCCGAAGCCGCCGAAGCTGTAATTCGTGCTGGGGCTCCACGGGTCGGTGAAGCTGGCCACGCCGGCGCCGAACACGAAGGGCCCGGCCGGGGACAGCAGCGTGTTGGTCCAGCTGGCGCCGCTGGCGAAGGTGCTGTTGCTGACCAGGTTGGTGCTGGCCGGGGTTTCCAGCGCCAGCGCGGTGAAGTCGAGCGTGGAGCCGTGCAGCTCCACGAAGCCGATGTGGGCGTTTCGGTTGTGCAGGCTGCGGTTGAGCTTGTAGGTGGCGGCGCTGGCCGCCTCCACGCGCTGATAGCCGGCATAGAGCGCCGCCTGCCAGGCCAGGTAGTCGATGCTGCAGTCGATGCTGTCGGCAAAGCTGTAGATGCCGCCGCCCCAGGCGTGCAGCTCCACGATGCTGCCCACCCC